AGAGAAAGACTTGACGATATCGTTAAGCCATTCTTATTTGAACCAAATGATGAAGTAACACGTCAGAATGCTAAAGTATTAGTTGATCGTTTCCTTGGAAACCTTGTAACACAACGAGGTCTATTTGACTTCTTAACAGTTTGTGATACATCAAACAATACACCAGCAAGAATAGATAGAAACGAATTGCACGTTGACATTGCTATACAGCCTGTCAAATCAGTTGAATTTATCTACATTCCGATTCGTGTACAAAACACATTGGGTCAAACTGGTTAATATAACAGTAAGTTATAACTTTAAAGGGCGGTTTTTATCGCCCTTTTTTATGGCCGTATTATAATAGTTGTTAATTAAAAATCACAAAAACAGATAAATAAAAGCATAAGATACAATTAGTATTATTATTTTAAAACGTTCGTAGGAGAACAACAATGGCAAATATACAAACAATTGAAACCAAAAGCAAATTTGGTGTGCCTATAGGAAACAGTGCATCTGGTTCCGGTATTTTAATGCCTAAATTAAAATATCGATTCCGTGTAACTATGTTAGGCGGATTTGCAGGTAAGCCACAATCAACTGTATTGACCCAAAATGTAATGAGCGTTGGACGTCCAAAGATTACTTATGAAGAAGTGATACTTGATAGTTACAACTCACGTTCTTACATTCAAGGTAAGCACAGTTGGGAACAGGTTACGTTGATGGTACGTGATGATATCACTAACCAAACAACAAACATAGTAGGTGCTCAGATACAACGACAATTAAATCATTACCAACAAACAACTCCAGCCGCAGGCGGAGACTATAAGTTCGATATGCATATCGAAATACTTGATGGTGTGAATGTCGGTGCAACTGAAGTATGGTTCTTGGAAGGCTGTTTCTTAACTAACGTTGATTACAGTGAAAGTGACTATGCGGCAACAGACCCAGTTACTATTACTATGCAGATTCGTTACGATAATGCAACACATTATAATGGCGACAACTCAATCAACGGTAGAACAGAAGGCGGCAATCCAATGCCTCAGTCTACTCCAGATATCTCATCTGGTACTGGCGCATAATATAACGCATAAATAATATTGAGGGCATTGACCCTCAATATTTTTTTAAGGTTTACAATACATGTCAGGCATATTAGACTTATTAGGATTTGATAACGGTGGCGGGTCTTATTTTTTAAGAGACTTTAAAAATGCATACAGATTTAGGCCTGATGTAAACCCCCCTCGTCAGCAATTCAATGGCTATGTAAACTTTATTCTTAACCGTTCTCTTTTCAATAACTTAATTGATGATCCCTCCGGAGGTCAAGGCGGCGATAAAGCATTTGGTACTACCATTAGTAGTCTTGTTAGAACAGCAGAACTACCAAGTGTCGATTTTCAAACTGAAATAAAAAATTCATACAACAGGAAAAAGATTATCCAAACAGGTGTAACTTATAATCCTGTTAGCATGACTGTGTTTGATACAGTAGGCAAC